CCTTATCATTCCATCAGCCCGTACGGCCGTCGTTTCAGTAAAGAACCCGGAGAAGAGGATTGATCAATGAGAAATGTTCATTTGTCATTGACCAGTCCTCCTTCGGACTTGGCACTGGGATCGTGGACAATAGATCACGTGGCGCTGCTATCAGCTTATGAAGCCTCAGCAGGTCAAGATCGTTTGTTTCAGTGATGATATGGCGGGGACGGAAGAACTCGGGAACGTCGTGGGGAACCACCCCAATCGTCTCCTTGAAAGCCCTTCTCCTACTCTCCCTATACATTGCACGAAAGCCGGAACTTCTTATTCTATAAGACTTACGCACCTCTTTTACAAAGGTACGCTCGTACATTTTCAATTCTTTTTTCGTTATTCCGTTTCTCTCATCCCCAGCCTTTGATTTCAACTTATTACCCTTCCCAATCCCTTTCCCCTGTTCATTCGCTATCTCGACAGCCGTATCAAAACTAACACGGTTGGCGAAATCCCAAAGAACAGGATTATAGAGACTAAGACGAGAAGCAACGCCCCAAAAGGAGTCGTCCTCCTCAACCACATCAGCCCAATTAAGAGCCTCGGTAGCAAGGTCAAAGGAATCTTCAAAGACTGTGGTACGAGTTTCGTACTTGCATGTCTCGTTGAGAGCCTGGGTGAGCCAAGGATGAATGTCAAGGGTCCATCTTCCAAATGGATTTGAGACATTCTCCTCGCCCGCCAACATCTGGTTGTGGTAGAAAGAAGCGAATCGTCGTTGCTCTTCAGTTACTCTATCCTCAATAACTCGTGGGTGATTTGGCATCCCAAGGCCGCCGTAACATTTAGGCAGCCACCAAGAAATATTCGGAGGAGCTTCTCCTAGAACAAAGCGCTGGTTACCGATGAAGAGCTTAATAGCCTTACCTCGTAGTTTCCATATTCGCTTATCCGAGTAGTTTCGGTATCCGTCAGGCACAGCGCCATACACGAAGTCTCTACAGAGAGAGCCGAGAGACGTAAAGTCACGTAGACTATCTCCCTTTGCCGCCCTAGGGTAGCTAAGCGAGAAGTTCTTAAACGGGATTCGCTCCCACGTGTCATCTACCTTGTTATGGTAGAACGTCTCGGAATTCATCTCTAAGAAAACATCGTTATAGTAGCACTTACCGATCGACGGTTCCATCCCGATATGTTTAGAATTACACTCCCACCGTTCCTTCTCTTGCTCCACATACTTCATCCCGCAGTCGTCGCCGTTTATCTTCAATGGAAGCTTCCTTAAGGGTAATCCCCTCAAGGGCTTATTGAAAGACATTCGACACACGGCCGCATTGATGAGGCAGAGTATAGGGAAAGACAGGGGAGAGCCCATCAGTTGTCCATTTAATTGCCGGAAGAATTCCTCAGAATCTCGACTCTCATAAAGAGAGTGATCAACTAAGCAACCCACAAGGAGATCGGTGTACCACTCGGGAACTTTACACAGTTTACAGATTTCTAAAAGACAGGCCTTAGAAAAGACCTTTCTCAGATTATCTGTAGCTGCGCTATAGTCCCCAGAGAGGAACTTACCCTCCTTCCGCCGCAAAATGTTAGCGATTTCTTCGCTGCTGATCGGCTTACCTACCAACGAAAAGGTCGGATGATCCTTTAGGACCTTCCACATGAACTCCTGCATTTCCATGCAGAGCCAATAGGAGTATTCCGGCCCACAAGTCACCGTTCTCACCTTCAAAGGTTCCAAGATCTGAATCGGAACAACAGGCATCCCTGCCTGCTGGTCAGATATCAGACCGTGGATAACACATTGAGAGAAGACGGCTTCCTGGTTAGCGTAATGTCTAAATTCTCGAGTCCCAGACTCCATATCAACCTCAAACTTCAGGATTGGGCGACCGTTGTTGTCGCGAGGACCATACCCGGCATGATACCAGGAATCCATGATCCAAGCGGCAGCACCGCCGTCCTTTCCTTCCATGTTGAAGTGACTGGAGGTTGAGGGGAAGCAGGGTAGCCCAGATTTTGGCTTAAACTCCCGTCCCTTAAACACCTCGTGGACAGTACGAACAATCTCTGAAACAATGAGATCGTCCATTTCAACGTCCTTTTCAACAACCACATCTCTGTCACGGGCATGGCAACCCGCGACATGATCTTCAAGAGCCTGTCTATGTTTTACGCGCGTCTCGTCCTTCATGGACTTCGAAACGACCGGTGAACCCTTCTTCATCATAAGGAGGGTTTTGCCCGTCTCTAGGGCAATCTTCTTCTGAAGTGCAGTTCCATCCTTATATCTAAGGTACGACTGCTTCAGAAGGAAACTCATTGTACGACCGACTCGCCTATTTCCGAAGAGGAGGCGAGGAATCTTCCAATAAGTTCGCTCAGCAAGATTGCTCTTAATTTCGAGAGAGAAACGCGGGTGGGGACAAGGAGCCAATGGCTCCCCCACTACAATAGACTGGCTTGCCGAATAGAGCCACTTGAGTAGCTTCTCAAGATTACACTCTATCGACAGTCCTCGGAGGCGACCTTCAAGGGCGGATTCAACCGCCCTGAATCGTTTATCCGACTGGAACTTGGATGCCCCTGCAATACACTTTTGAAGGTGCAGGCAGTGACTCCGGAAGTCTAATT